ACTTTGGCTATTACGATACAGTAATAGGGTAGAGTTCTGATGCGCTACTGGCAACCTACTCACTCTGCTTGGCTATGATGTGGTGACATTGTAGGGAGTAAAGGATTTACCATCCGTGTAGGCATAATTAATAGGGGGATAGGATGTGTCTAAGCATGTTCTGTCCTCCGATATAAATAAGGAATGGCAAATGTATTTAAGACATAGAGAGGTAATTAAACCAGTCAAGTTAAAGTTTCACGCAGAGTTAGATAACGAGTGGTTCTGGAACGAGAATAATATTCCTGAACTGATGGAACATGACCTAAAGGCGGAGCAAGAGTTAGATTTTGAGAGGTCTGATAAAAGAAGGTATAACTAGGAAATACTATGGAGATACTACAAATTCCATCCAAGGAAGATAAAAAAGAGGACAGTGAAAAGCGTATAGGTGTCGTATTAATGTATAACCCTATGACCGGAGAGGGGAGTATCAAACCATCAAAAGAATTTATCGACAATGATCTAATGTTACAAGTGGACTGTCTGAGGGATTGGATATATGATCTTGATGTGATCCATGACAAGGGTGTTAAACTGTTAGCAAATGGGGATAGTATATACAGTAAAGACCTATTCAAGGAGGAGTATGATGTTAGAAAAACTAAGTAATCAAGAGTTGCAAAAATTATATGCAAAGGATAAGGCGATGGGCAAGGGAGAGGTCTGGCGGAGACGTTCCCACAAGATACACCTTGAGAACCTCCGTAAACTACATGAATCATCTAGGGGGAATCATGGGCATAATAAAAAAAATCCGTAAGATTTTAAGTAGGACTATAATCCCTCCTAAGAAGGAAAAGGACAGTAAATCTATCAGTAGGTACAATGCTAGATATTATAGGAAGAACAAGAGTAAGGCTAGGGGACACCAACTGAAGTATAAATTTGGTATAACATTAGAGGAATACAATCGGATTGATCAATCTCAAGGTGGAGTATGTGCTATTTGCGAGGGAGTGAACGATACAAGAACGAAAGGCACCACCAGTGGGAAGAATGTCAAAATGTCATTGGCAGTAGATCACAACCATAAAACAGGTAAGGTTAGGGGGTTACTCTGTGGTAATTGTAACACCAGTTTGGGTAGTTTTAAGGATAATCCGGCCTTACTTAGAAAAGCAATAGAATATTTAGAGAGGGAGACAAATGGACTTGAAGAAAATAAAGTTATCGGATGAAGTTTTAAGTAAGGCAAAAGAATACTCCAAGGGTAAGACCTATAAAAGGAGTATGCGAGGAGAAGAAGGTACTAATATCGGAGCTATAGGCGAGTACGTAGCTAAGGACTATCTAGAGGGTTTCGGTCTGGCTGTATCAGACAACAGAGGTACGGAGACAGCGACACAGTATGATTTTCTAGTTAATGGTAAGAGTGTAGAGGTAAAGACTAAGGATCGAACAGTACCACCAAAGTCATTCTATGAGTGTTCTGTTCCGCTCTACAATCACTCTCATCAGAAACCTGACTGGTTCATATTCCTATCACTCTACAGGAATGATTCACGGTATGAGGATGCATACATCTTAGGTATCTCCACCTATGACTTTATTGAGAAGGAAGGTATTACTGTGATGAAGGGTGAGGTAGATGAAAGTAATGGTTGGATGTGTAAGGAGTCATGCATCAACCTGCCCATAGATAGGCTGTCTGGAGTTGATCGGCTTATTCTAGAATTAAATTCAATCTAGTAGTTGCAACTACGTTTCTGCTATGAGATAATACTAACTTAAAAATTGGAGACAACATGATCGTGAGACTATATGAGTCAGGAGACCTTGACTTAGCTACCGTTAAAGAAATGCTATGGCAGGCAGACTCCCAAGCCAACTTCCATCCAGACGCTCAGTGGATATATTCGTCATCATTTGGAACTATACCAGCATCAACACAGAGTAAGAGCCGTGTGTATACTGAATTTTCTGTCCGTTGGATTGGGCGAGAGTCCGTCATTATGTGGCTAACCAGCAACCAGATTCTCTTTGAAATTATATCTTATGATATGCTTCCTGAAGAAAAGGAGGCTATTGAGGGCACCATCAACAGTAATTTTACTGAACCAATAAACCACATAAACTAATGATACATCCAGACATAAAACTAAGCCATTCTAGTAGCACCAACTTCTGTGCGAAGCAGTTATGGTATAAGAAAATAGGTGGAGCAGAGTTCCACCATAACTTCTATTCTGGCGCAGGTACTATGGTAGATGCAGGATATGAAGCAGGTCTAAAGAATATCATGACAGGCGTTGAGGCGTGTAACATACGTAAGTCAATGGAGAAGTCCCTTGAGGAAATGGAATTTTCCATGTCCTATGATGAATTTTCTAAACTGGCAAACACGTTAGATGAGCATGTGTCAGCGGTAGAGGGGTACATGAGTTGGATTAACTACAAACCGTTAGAGACTCAGTACTACTTCAACATCATCTTTGATGGACACACCAGAGTAACCACTGGTTACATGGACATTGTTGCCGAGCGTAATAATTTACCCCTCATCATAGATATTAAGCGACAATCTAAACCTGCGAAGAAGGCGAAGAAGGAGTGGGTCATGCAAGGCGCACTTTATGCATTAGTATTAATGAAGCAGAGAAAACTGGTGGACATACCAGCATTTGAGAATCATCTCATCATACCCAACCAGCCTCCTGTATTCTTAAAGACGGAGCTAACAGCGGAGGACTTATACATGGCATATAAGATGCTCACTGAGTTAAATGACAGGGTGGATAAAGACTACTGGCCTCTTAACAGAAGCCATGCGCTATGTTCTAACATGTGGTGTGATGTATATGACCGTTGCCATTATGAAAATTTCATTGGCGTGGATGCCCTGCTAGATAAAATAGAATGAATAATAACTTACTAAAATTATTATATGTTACCGAACAACACCTAACGCTTGCTCTTAAGACATTGAAGGATGAAAGCTATGGCGAAACCAGACTTATATTATTCACAGCCCTCTCAACAATCGGACAACTACAAGAAATCCTTGAGGAAGAATCCTTTAAGGACTACGAGAAGCGAAGAGAGTAGAAACAATTTAAAGAGGGACAAACAGATTATGGTGAGGTTCAAAGAACTTGGCTATAAGAAGGGAGACAACGGTAATCTTCCTTGCTTTTGTGGGGAACTAGACCAAGACACTGTCTGGTGGATGTCCAATTGCAAGAGCAGAACTAACCACCTATTCTGTTCCATGTGTGGTGTGCGAGTATTTGAACCAGAGATTAAGGAGACCCTAGCTAAGTTGCTAGACCTCTGGCGCAAGCTCAAGTGGCGCATGTGGAAGAAGGATGAGGTATCAATCAGTAATCTTTTAAGCAAAGGAAGTAATGCTTGAAAAATATAAAAGAGAGGTTATGAGAAAGCCTGAAAAATTGGTTGTCGAGGGGGAAACAGGGGCTGGTAAAACAACCTTTGCATGTTCCTCCCACACAGCAAAAGAGCCTGTATTTGTCATCAACGCAGATGACGGTGGTGAGAATGTCTTTCACAAGACAGGGATCAACCTGATACATGACTGTGTACCTACAGGTGATGTGAAGGAGAACGCTGAGAAGTGGGACTCTATCATGGGAACCCTCCGTGAACTAGCGAGTGAAAAGACTGGTATAAAACGGATCATTGTAGACTCCGTTGACAAGCTGGAAATCTTAGCTCAGGGCAAGGTATGTGTTGACCATAAACAGCCTCATATTGAGTCATTAGGGTACGGAAAGGGCTACGCATATGCTCGTGGCGAGGTCGCTAAAATGCTGAGTGGTCTTAATTATTTAAGGGATACTCAGGACATCCAGCCAATCCTTATCTGTCATACGCAGATACGGACAATTAACAAGCCAACAATGGAGCCGTATGACTCCTTCATTTTAAAGCTCCACAAATCCCTGTCTGCTGATATAATGGAGTGGGCAGATGTAATTTTATTTGTGGCGTTTGAGACCATAGTCAAGAAGATCGACTCTGGATTTAACAGGAAAGATAGCAGGGCAATTCAGTCCGGTAATAGGTTCCTGTACACAAGTGGT